ATGCTGAATTGAGAGTCCCTCTGCCGACACCGATGGTTGGCTCGTCCTCGTCGCCTCCAATCCATTCCCAACGGGTGCCATTCCAACGAATCCAAGATTCTTTTCCACTGGACACGCCTTCCCCGTTATCGCCCCAGAGGACACTGACACTGTCCACGTTGACGGTAGTGTCTGTTTGGTCCTGATAGATACTGAATGTTCCAGCACCTCCAGTAGCTATAGTGGAGTCTGGCTTCGCCTGTTGGATTAAACCGTACTGTGACGCTGGAATCCAAGCTCTTATCATTGGGTCTTTAACGACAGGGATATAATCTGTTGTTGAACTATAGTCGTCAGTCCCGACAGCAAAAGCAATACTGAGAGGGTCTTCGATAGTCACGAGTGAATTAGTATTGGCTACGAGTTTTTTAGCATCACCCTGGGAATACTTCGTAAGGTAAGCCTCGCAAGTGCCACCAGGCTCCAATGTTGTCTTGGGTATTGCAAACTTAACACGCCTCGACGCACCTAGAGCCCCGCTCGCACTAATCCTCCGAGCGAGGGTATCGACCTTCCTGTTGTACTGGTGAAGCATACGCACCAGTTCTCTGGATGTAGTCTGGTCAAATCCGTAGATGTCAGTCATTACGAAGCCTCGTAACGTACAGTCTGTGGGGTGGTGGGGTCATTGAGTGTAGAGATAGTCACGACGTTTGGATCAAACGAGATAGTCAACGGATCAGTTGCATTGGCATTTAGAGTAGTAACTGTCCTCGCCAATCCGCTACCGGCAAAATCTATCTCGCCACCGTAACCGTTGAGTGTTGTAACTGTTCCTGTACTGTTCAGCGTAGCTGAGCCTGAATAGATGTTGATTGTTCCTACTGTCCCCGAACCCTTGGTCGTGAGACGCCCTCCGTAGACAGTGGTTGTCGTAGTAGCACACTGCTGCAGGAGGGTTCCACTGTATAGATTGACGGTGGTTAGCGTGACATTGTCCCCAGCCCAAACATTCCCACCCAAGACCCTTAGTGTTGCAACAGTCGCAGAATTGGCTGGGGCTGTTGCTATCCCGACACTACCACCAACAACACTAACTGTTGCTAGATTGCTACCTATAAAATTAACTGCCCGTTGCCCAGTGCTGGCACCACCTGATCCCAACACTTCGATATTAACATTGCTGGAGCCAAAGTCAAAGAATTGCTGTCCACCACTTGTCTGGATACTGGCCGGCGCTGATAAGGCGACTTGTAGCTCACCGGTTGAACTGCCAATGTCTTTGTCATACCCAGCCTCCACTGCCAATCCAGCTAAGGTTACTGCTGACTGATTTAATCCTGCTGTGATCTTCTGAGATCCTGCTGGAATCACCACTTCATCTGTGCTAACTGGAACAGACCCTTCTTCCCAATTACCGGCTACACTCCAGTCGTAAGGTGTAGTTGCGTCATCTCCAGCCCATGTCCTAACAGCCATATTTTAGTTCCTAAAATGTTGGGATTTTATCAAAATCATATTCGATATTTAAATCTTCTAGATATCGCACTGCAAAAGTAGTCCCCCGACTTGCACCAGTTAGCGGTGAGCCTCGACCGTCGAGTCGACATGGCTCCATAATAGGGTCACCAGATTCGTCTTTAATATTCTCTGTTTTCCCGTCAATGTTCAGCTCAAACGGGTATCTTCCATCATCAGTCCCTGCGGTCTCTGGCTCAAAATCGTTGACAGCCTTCATGCCCATGTCGGGGATTATCAAGTAATGCCCACAGGGATTATACATAAACTCAAAAGAGTACCACAGCAATTCATCTCTAAAGTCGTGTGCGTCTACAGTAGCTGACATTAGCTTCAGTGTCCTGGCTGGAAACGTCAGTGAATACTGATTACCAGGTCCTGTGATCGTATAATCCGCTTTATTTATTTTCCCAAGTGGTGACGCACCGTCAGGGGAACATAACTCATCCTCAAGAAAGTCTGTAGTATCGTAAAGATAACACCGCACCACAAGTCTTGGAGCTGTCTTCGACGGGATTGGGTCTACTGGCGAGAGGGCTGAATTAAGTGGAACTCCCGTGTACTCTGAAACAGCAGACTTATCTGGACCTAAAGTGTCAAAGAACTTAACGTAAGGGCATTCCCTGCCGCCTTCTTTCGACGAACCGAGAGTTCCCACATCGATAAACTTTGCACCATACGCCAGCTCGGATTCAGTGAAGAATCTTACTTCGAGAGTTTGAAACTTGCTGGACGTTTCTGGGTCTGCGGGCTTGTCTTTTGATGTGGGCGAACCACCACCTCCACCGCCGCTACCTGAGGAGCTGTTCTGTGCGGTTGAGTATGTACATGAAACCAACCATGTTGTCCTTCTAAGTCGCTCAAGGAGACTCACTTGAACATTACTCAACTTGGCTTCTGGGTTGCTTTCCCCACCAAAAGAATACTCTTTCCCAATGCGGAATGCTGGGTCACGACGCACAGTGTCTGGCCCTGCTTGGCTGTCAGTCTCGCATTGGTAAATAACTTCATACGAATACTCGTCGCCATTAAAACTGCCGTTGACAAACTCTTTTTCTACTATATTTGTAACTGCCATTAGAATGGTGCCGCCTGCTTAATGTCTGACCGTTTAGTTTTATTAGCAATAAACCTCAAGCTCAGTTTCATATCTTTGTTTTCCGTATGTATCGCTTCAAGAACTTTGTTCCTAGTCTCTTCCATCCTGCGCTTTTGTGCCTCCTGAGCTGTGATTGCTTCTATTGTTTTGACGTTCGCACTCATCATTAAGTTGTCAGCATCCTTCCAGGGGGTTGGCGTAAACCGAGATTGTCGAGGTGCTGAGAATGAACGTATTTGAACTGCGTGTTCTTTCTCACGTCGTCTTTGTATGTTTCTTATCACTTGTTCATACTGCAATGTATTGTCAATGATTTGTGCGGAAGAGTCCGCAGATTCTTTCATTAACTTTGCAAACAAACTAGCACCAACAAGTCCACCAGTAAGCCTGGCAAATATTCCAGCGACTTTGGTAATCGCTGTGACCAGCAACCCAGCCTTACCAGCCCCCTTGCCTAGCATGTCAGTTACGCCCCCAAGGCCGGACATCCCAAGGATAGCATCAAACCCTTTCCCTGCAAGCCAACTAGAGAATAGAGAGAAGATTCCTGTGGCTATAAGTTTTTTGGTTTCAGCACTTAGCCCCTTGAACCAGTTGACAAGTTTCGACAGGAATGATACCGCCTTCTCGAAGACAGGCATTAGGATCTCGCCAAACTGGACCGCAAGCTGCTTGATGTTATCGATCAATGTGGACCACCGCCCAGACATCGTCTTGGACATCTTTTCCATCATGCCGTTAAATCGTCCACCAGGGCCAGTTGCGGACTCTAGTGCCTCTCGCACCTCATCAGCACTAACCTTCCCATCCTTCATCCTCTCGCGAACCTCTGTCATCGTCTCGCCAGATTTTTTCATGATCTGTTCAAGAGGGTTCCACCCAGCATTCACCAACTGCATTAAGTCCTGTGCTTGCAACCGTCCAAGACTGCTGATCTGACCGAAGGCCCGGACCATGAACTTCAGGTTAGTCTGGTTACCACCAGACACATCACCAAGCATGCGTAGTGTCTTGGTTGCAGTGTCTGCTGATTCACCGAACAGCATCAGGGTTCTGGCATTGCCTAGCAACCCTTCCAGTTGTAATGGGGTGCCTGCCGCTAAGGTCCGAAGTTCACTATATAGGTTGTTAGCCGTCTCTATGCTGCCAGTCATTACCTCGAATTGGGTAATGACCTGCTCCGCTTCAGCCGCTAACCTAGCCATGGTTTTAATGCCCTCGAATGCCGTAAATGCAGCACCCAAGGCAAGCAATGATCTTCTGACTCCGAGTGCAGCACTGGAGAGAATCCCCATCTCTTTCCTTGCACGATTCATCCCACTAGTTAAGCCGGATGTCCTCGCCACAACATTGACTGCTAGTTCACCGATTACCGCCATAAGACCCTCTTATTTGATCTTCAAATTCCTGTACGGACTTCATATTCGATTCTTTGCCGTCCATCCCAAGGAACATGACCCATTCCATAAAGAGTTCCCCGCTAATGGAGTCGAGCATGCCGTTGACATCGACATAGCCCAACTCCCTGGCCAAAATGAAAGCGGCTCTCCGAGATGGACTGCGTTTTAGTTTTTTCTCAAATCTTCCTGTAGGTCTTCAGCAAGACCAGAGATCCTTTGACAGGCGTCAGTGAGGACGAGAAGTACACTGAGTTCAATCTCCTCTAACATCTCAACGTCTTCTCTTGTCTTGAAAACACGGTCGCCGTTATCATCAACAATACATAATGCAAGCAGACTGATTGTCGCTTGCACATTGCCGATTCCGTTTTCTACGGCTTGCATGTAATCATTTAGCTGCTTCGCGGACAGTGGCTTTATATTGAACTCCGTGTCGAGCGATTTGACGTACACCTTCGAGATTTTCTTTTTCGTCGACTCAAGTAACTTTGCTTTATAGTCCATATTTACCTCCCTTTAGGTGGGCAGGACACTCGCGTGACACTACCCACCTCTTCTTCTACAAATTTCTCGACAGCATCCATAAACACTTGAGGGTAATGCTTAATCAACGTGATTGGCATTCCCGGTTTTGCCCCGCAGTAGCCACACTGGACAAACTTATCACTACCCTCTTCGCGGACAGCAATTAATTTTACATCCGTGATTGCCTGAACCTTTTGGCCGTGGACAGTCACTTTGTGTGGGTGGTCCTTCAAAACAAACTCAAACATTATACACTCCCAGCCGTATATGCCACTTCAGTTTTACCATCCCACTTGATGGTAGCAGTCCCCCGCATGATGCTTCCATTCTCAACATCAGGGCCAGAAACCTCAGTGATGAATCCAGACCCAGCCAACGTAGCTGCCGTACCCTCACCAGACTTCAATGGGAAAGTCACCGTAATCGTCTCAGCAGCCCCATCAATCGGAGGGAAAACGGAAAATGATTGATCCCATTCGAACTCAATTTCAAACTCGCCAGGCTCATACAAGTCGGTTGGGATGTACGTCTTTTGGTTCGTGGTTCCCAAGTGGCTGTCTTCGAGAGCCTCGCGGGATTGTGACGTTCCACCGATTGAGTAAATATTGGCGACGAATGAACTCGTTCCGAAAGCAATCGTGGCTGAATTTCCAGTATCTGCCATAATTTTACCTCGTTACAATCGTCTCTTGGTAGTTAATAATATAGGTGTGTACAACTCGGTACAAACCCAAATCTGACCCGTCTTCGGGCCGGTCAAACGTGTCATAAGAGCTATCGAGATCGATAGAGTTAATGAACACGCTATCATAAGTCCCCCGAATAGATTGGATCTCCAGCCGAACTAATTCCATAAGCGACAACAAGCTCGAATAGTTCTGCCCGTACCCGTCCAACTGCAACATAGTCTCGGCTATGCCCGTTGTTCCTTTCAGGTGAGAATCACTCCTAGTATTTAGCACTGTATACATAATCGCTGGGAACGCCGTATTCATTGGCATCACCAGCGGATACACCCTGTTCAATACTGTCGACGCAATAGTAGCATCGGCCAGCAGAGTAGTACGAATCACCTTGCCTATTTGACTGCTCATTTTTTAATTTTCACCCCATCTGGCCTGATCGTACCGGCTCTGAGTTCCTTTATTGTTTGCTTCACCTCTGCTGCCATGAGAGTGCGGAACATTAGCCTTGCCTGCCTAGCCTCATTCCTTAGTGTTCGCCGCATAATAGGGTTTGGCTTGATATTTCTTTTTGGGGCTCCGAACTCCACGATAGCAGGATAATAATATTTATCTTTCGGGCTGATCCCTAGCTTTGCCCTAGTGCCAGTTTTAACTGCGTGTCCGACAACATTCTTCCGTGTCTTTCGCCTGCCTTTTGAACTAGCCATTGCTTCGGCTGACAATTTCAATGATGCAGCCCTAACAATATAGGTGGCTTGCATCTTGCCAGTGAAGACTGGTGTAATCCCCTTAACACGCTCGCGAATGTGATAAGCGATTTTACGAGTAACCCTACGCTCGACCTTCTTTTGCAGCTTAGGTGTGAATTCTTTAAATGCTCGCTTCAATGCAGCTTCACCAGTGATGTATATCTTCACACCGTCATTAAACTGAGCGAACTCACGGATTACCTTACGGGGCATGGTATGGTTGCTCCTGCACTCCGATGACAGTCTCGTCTGAGTTGCCACCCTGGAGTGGCACTGAGATGATATTGTAGATCCTGGCTGACTTCTCTGTCCTCACTCGATCCATCGGAGTCGGCACTGTGTCCAGTCGCCTAGTTCGGATTACTGCGTCTGTCCGCGATTCCTGCAAGTTGTATCGGTTGAACTCACGCGAGTATCCGTTCTCGATGCTCCCTCGGAACGTCTCAAGGTCTGTCCACGTCTCGACAGGCTGACCATGGTCGTCAAGACTCTCAGACCGCCTCTGAAGCACGAAGACCTCTGTTAGTGTCCTAGACCGCATTAGTACAACCCTACCCTTAGAGAGGCTGTGAGACGCTCATACGCCGAATTAAGCATACGACTCTCACCGTCATAGATCATCTCTGCTCTCAGGATGACGGCTTGCCGCAGTTCGAAAGGTACATCAAGATGGGTGTCACCATAACCGGCCACGTAGGTGATTATGATCCCACGCTTATCATAGCTATACCCAGTCGGCCACGATCCGTTAAAATCGGGGACAATCAAAGCTGGGATATCGTTGGTCTTGAGTTGGAAATCAGCCCATGCTGTCTGCACACCAGAAGCATTATTGTACGTTATTGATGACACGGACTGTACAGGCCCGTTGAGTAGCTTGATTGGTTCACCAACATCTGGGAAGCAGTCTAGCGTCATCTGCCAAGTCTGCGTAATCAGTGACTTCCCTGTGTCTCTCTCGACCTGCTGCCTGGCGGCTGTAATAATATTTCCGAGGACAGTATCATCGACACTAGTCGACACTCTCAGATGGTCTTTTATTTGCCCGACTGTCACCGGCTCTAGCAGCGGACTTACTGTTCTTCTTACGTTCCACTTGTTTGCCATTTTTAACCTCTTCGACGATATTCCTCGCCAGCAACAGAATTGCGACACCTTTATTCAACTCAGCGACTTGGCCTACCTCATTGCCACGCCACTGTTCAATAAACTTTACTTTCATGTTGGTCCTTCATTACAGAGAAAGGTACGGGGCCGTAGCCCCGTACCGAATCAATCAGTCATTAAGATGCTGCGGTTTTCACACCAGCGTAAGCACCGTATGCACTTCCCGCACCTGGATTGGCATGGACATTGAGATCGTAACGATTCAAAGCACGAATCGTCAGAACATCCAAGTTGAATCCATAGTCTTGGCTAGAAGCGAATTCCACTTCCTTACGTTGCCCCATTAAGGCTGCTTCATAGAAGTTACCGAAGAACAGTCCGTAGGTGCTGACAGCATCGGCAGGCATCTTGTCGGTCAGGTGGACAGGATATCCGAACAAGCTCAGACGATTGCCGCCTTCGAGGTTGTCGACCGTGTTACCACCAGCAGCGTAGACGAGTTTCTGAATGACAGAAGCCCAGGTGCTACGACGCATGATGAATGCCATTCGGCTGTCATCCCAGAATTTCTCGGCCACAAGACTCATGGCAGTGTGGATGTCTGCCAGGGTGATGTCAGCGAAACTCGTATTCGTCGACGAAAGGTCGTGAGTACCAGCAGCACCGCAATCATCAACAAGACCAGTAATCGAACCATACGAGCCTGAACCATCCCCGTTGATGAACTCATCATCAAGGTTCAGGGCCAACTGATGGCCAGCTTCAGCAGCAACGTCATCAACCACGTTGATCAGACTGTCTGCGATCAACTCATTCGAGACTTGGGTCAGGACGGCACGTTTGACAGCAGCCAAGGCAATCGTTCCGTATACCTTGTCAGATGCGGTGATTGCCGAAGCCTCGCCAGGATAGTAGACAGTTTGTCCACTGGTTCGTTTGGGGACATTAAGTACATCCGAAGTCATCGGGATGCGACGGACCAGTTTAGGGGCTACACCAGCAGTCTCCATGACGTTGATGATCGAAGACGACCAGATGTCAGGAACGGTGTGACCACCAGCCGTGTTGGTGCCTTCAGTTTGGGCCGCATAGATGCTCCCCATGTCAGCAAGACGTTGCTTTGCTTGGACACTGCCTAGCATATTAGCCTGGAACCAAAGACCGCATTCATAGGCGTCCTTCTCGTTCTTAAATGCTTTCAGGCCACCGAATGCTTTAGGAAAGCGAATCTCTGCTTTAGCTTTTGGCTCTTCCACTTGTTTTTCTGCTTTCTTAGAAACTAGGTTCTCGAATTTCTCAGCCCGTTCAATTTGAGCGTAGATGCCACTCTTGGCTTCGCCGTTGACGCCATCGTTGCCAACCTCAGCCAACCACCCATCGAACTGGGCTTGTTCTTCCGAGGACAGGTCTCGTCCTTCAGAGGCACAGATTTCATTGAGAGCTTCGCACTTCGCCAAAATCTCACCAATGTCTTCTCGCAGTTGCTTTGCGTTTTTCATCTTCATTCCTTAGTAAGAAAAATAAAACAGTAACAGTGTTCGTCTTGGCGAACTAGAGTCCCAACCTTGCCTTGCGAAGAGCTAACATTCGACGACGAGCGTCGGCAGTGATTCTCTTGTTGTCACTCGCAGCAGCAGGACGTTTCTCTTTATCAGAATCAAGTTCAACCACCGAATCCACCAAGCCCAATTCGATAGACTCTTTCGCGGTGTAGTAGTTGTCCTTGCTCATCACCTTCAAAAATTCGCTGGCCTCAGTGCCAGTCTTGCTTGCATAAATCTCGGCCAGTTGTCCGTCAATCTTATCGAGGACATCTGCTACATCTCGGAACTCGCTTGAGTTGCCCATAGCAATCGTCCAGGCCGAATGGATCATCAACTGGGCTGAAGGGTAAATCTTTACTTCGTCACCCGCCATGGCCACAATACTCGCAGCACTGGCAGCAACACCTTCAACAACCGTTTCGACATGATTAGGTGTGGACTTCAACATGTTGTAGATCGCAACGCCGTCCCACACATCACCCCCAGGTGAGTTGATACGGACAACAATCTTCCCAGAACCAGCATCCTTCAACGCCTCGTCGAATTGCTTTGCAGTTACGCCTTCAGAGGTTTGCCAATCGAATCCGATCTGTTCATAGAGGAGGATCTCTGTGTCATCTCCTCTTTTTTTAATTTGTATATCACCCGCACCAGCATGATCCAATTTACTAGCAACAGAGGGGTCATAACCAAGGTCATTAAGAAAGTTAGCACGTGCAATAATGTCCATTTAAACAAGTCCTTCAAGTAGGAGATCATTTTTGCCATTCATCCAGTCCTTAACGTTTTCGAGGACAGCCTCCTCACCTGGGGATTGTGTCTTCTTGCAGGTAGCTAGTAGGTCGACGATTGGCAGTACGGCATCCAAGATTTTACCTGCGAATGTCTCTTGGAATGCAGCTATCTTTTCTTCCTTGCCGCTCAGGTTCCCCATCTGCTTTTTATAGGTGTTCTCCAACTGCAATAATCGTGCAGCTAAGAGGTTCTCGACCTGTTCCACCACTTCATTGTCTTCTTCTTCCTCTTCCGGCTCTTCAGGGCTGTCATCGGGCTCTTCGTTGTCAGCACTGTATGTCGACGGATTGAGGAATGTATCGCCATCAGTAACACTAGCATAATTGAGCTTGTGCCTGGCCTCGTTTTGAGTAATGACCATGGCATTCCGCAGCTTAACTATCGTATCAACCTGAGTCTCGGAGTCACCCTGCACCAACCGCTCTACCGCATGTTCGCTGAACCAATCCGCACCGAATTGGCGGTCAGTCAGCAACTTGCAGTCTACTTCGCTCTCCCACCGCTCAAACCATCGCATGAGCGTCTGTGAGGCATATGCCCTCTCTTCAGCCTCAATGCTGTTATAAGCCATTCTGGAGCTATCTCCGAGCTTGTGAGGGGGCAATGCGAACCAACTCGCAACCTCAATTCTCTGGAACTCCCTTGACTCTAACCATTGGCTGTCAGTGTTTGACATGGATAGTGGGACAATCTCCAGCCCACCAGCAGCAAGGGCTGGACGACCAACGCCATCAGTGCCACTGTGTTTGCTCTGGAATGATTCTACGAGTTCTTCTGCTTGATCTGGATCTAAGTATGCTGGATGTTTCAGGACGACGTTAGGGCGGGCTCCCTGCTTGAAGTGACGGGCTCCATGCCGTTCCGCTGCCA